CCCACGTGGGGCGACGTGATGAACCGCATCGGCACGCCGTCCGATGTGGTGGTGTCCTGATGCGGCCCGTCAGCGCCACGTGGAACGGCGCGATCGTCCACCCGCACCGGATGGTCTCGCGCGCACGTCTCTGCACTCCGGGCCAGCAGGGTACGAATCCAGGCCCGTTGGCGAGCAACGGTGAGCCGATGTACCCTCTGGCCATTGTGGGCGGAGACGTGATCTCCAGCGCGTCAGCAGAGATCCGCTCGACGGCTCAGGTATCCGTGATCGCCGACTGGCCTGGTTCGGTATTCGACATGCTGAACCCCTACGGCGCGGCGGACCTCTTCCTGGAGCGTGGTCTGGTCTACGGCTCCGGCACACGCGAGTGGTGCAGCCTCGGCTACTTCAGGCTGGACGTCGTCGAGCAGGACAACGCGCCTCTTGGTGCTATCTCCCTCGAAGCCTCCGATCGCATGGCCGCGATCATCGACGCCCGTCTTGTGGTGCCTCGGCAGTACAGCGCCGGCACGACGTGGCGTCAGATGATCGAAGATCTCGTGCTGGAGATCTACCCGGCGGCCACGATCACGATCACCGGCTTCAATGCAGACGCCGCGATCGCCGCTGACCAGATCTGCGAAAAAGAGCGGTACACGTTCTTGAACGACATCGCGAAGGCGCACGGGTGCACGATGTTCTTCGCCTACGACGGGAGCTTCGTCATGAAGCCGGTCCCGATCCCCGAGGGTCGTCCTAATTGGATGGTCAAGCGCGGCGCCGACGGCGTGCTGATCTCGGCCGCCCGGAAGCTGAGCCGGGAGAGCGTCTTCAACGCCGTCGTGGCGAACGGGGAGCAGGTCGGCGACACGACGCCCGCGATCGGCATCGCCTATGACCTCGACCCGAGCAGCATCACCCGGTGGAACGGCCCCTTCGGTCAGGTGCCGCGTTACTACGACTCGTCGTTCCTGAGCACCGACGCCCAAGCGCTCTCGGCCGCACAGGCCATGCTGGCGCGGAGCATCGGGCTTCCGTACACAGTGGATTTCAACATGATCCCGAACCCCGCGCTGGAGCCGATGGATTTCATCGGCGTTGAGGTCGCCAAGGCCGGTGTCTGGGAACCGCATGTGCTTGACACACTGACCATTCCGCTCATCGCGCGCAGGGCGATGCGGGCGACGACACGCATGCAACCGAGGAGGCTGGTCTGATGTCGGATATCTTCGCTCCGTCGTACGGACCACGTCCCGGTGCCGGCGATTCCCCGTTTCTCCAGGGCATTGTGGAAGCCTGGGACGCAGTGGCCGGAACGAATGCCGTGCGCGTGCGCGGTCAGCGCATGGAGAACCTACAAACGATGATCGGCTCTGAGTCAGGGCTGATGCGGCCCGGAGACCCGGTGGTGATCGCCAAGCTGAACCACACCTACGCCGTCTTCGGCCGCCTCGAATCCTTCGGTGTCGAGCAGCGGGCGCTCGGCATCGTCACCGACCGGGAGCCGACGCTGGTCGACTGGGCCACGAGCTCCGGCGCGACCTTCTTCACGATGGCCGGAGGGCCCGCGGTCTCCGTCTACATCGGGTCAGCGCGCCGATGCCGAGTAGATCTGACCGCGTGGATGTCGGCTTACGCGGGCGATATCGTCGCGGGCTTCACGGTCAGCGGTGCTTCGACCATCGCGGCCGACTACAAGAAGGCGTTGTGGCTTGGCTGTAGTCAGCTCTCGGGCGACAGCCCCGTGCAGCCGTACGGGGCCTCAACACGCACGGTCTACCTCTCGGCGGCCGACGGGCTGAACGAAGGCGTGAACGTGTTCACCATGGTGTACCGGACTGGCATCGAATTTGCTGGTGGCGGAGGATCGATCTCCGACCGGGAGATCACCGTACAGCCGTTCTAGGAAAGGGGAGTCCGATGGCCGGAGCAACACCGATCTACGCACTGCCGTATCAGGGAGTCAACGACTCCCCGAACGGCCCTCTTCTCGGTCAGGCTTTGGCCGAGGCCGTGGAGACGCTGCTCGCCGGACCGTACGCCACCACGCGGAACGACGCCGCGAGCGCACTCATCACGGCCATGCTCGCTTCGCTGCTGAGCACCAAGGCGGCCGTCAGCTCGGTGGCCACCAACGAAGGCACGACCAGCGCGACGTACGTCGATCTTGCGACTCCTGGTCCTCAGGTGTCGATCACCAGCGTCGGAACTCGTGCCATCGCGTTCTGGAAGCTTGTCCAGGGGTCGTCGGCGGGTACTGCCGTGACGGCGCTGAACATCAGCGGTGCGACCACGTCGGCTCCGGCCGACGCTGCTGGTCTGATCGTCAACGACGGCAACCGAACCAGCGTGTGCTTCAGCGTCCACACGATCAACCCCGGCTTGAACAACTACAAGCTCCAGTACCGGGTCACTGGCGGTACTGGCGTTTTCGCAGACCGTTCGCTGTTCGTCCTCGCCCCGTAGCGGGTACCCTCGGCGTGCTGTTACACCTACGACCAAAGGAAGGTGGCTCAATGTGAGCATCGTCATTCCGCGCTCCGTGTGGGGACCGCGCTACGCCAACGGGTTCGCGGTCATCGGGACTGGCGAATGGTTGGCCGCCGGCAAGGAGATTTGGCTTCACCACTCGGTGACCAACCCCTTCGGCCCGGATGCCACGCTGGCGCAGGACTGCCAGCACATGCGGGACTTCGAGCAGATCGGACAGAACCGCTTCGGCGGCGGAATCTCCTACACGTGGGTGGTCATGCCGTCGGGTCGGGTGTTCGAGGGTCACTCGATCGACCGGCAGGGCTCGCACACCTACCAGCGCAACAACCGAGCACGAGCGATCTGCCTCGCAGGCAACTACGACGTGAACACGTTGCCCGCCGTGATGGAACGCTCGGTCGCGCTGCTCCTGCGCGAGCTCGGCGCGACGATCGACGGACCACACAGCGCCGTCTACGCGACCGCTTGCCCCGGCAGGCACGCGGCACCGCGCATCGGCCCCATCAACCAGCTCGCCACCAGCGGAGCGCCGATCAACAGTGAGGAAGACATGAACGCCGACGAGTCCAACAAGCTCACCGCCGTGTACGAAGGCCTGTACCGCGGGGGCGAGAGCACACCGGGTCAGCGCTCGCTGGTCTCCGTGTTCGAGTCGATCGAGCAGAAGGCCGCCGAGGCTGCGACTCGGAAGGTTCCGGTGACCATGACCGAGGCCGACCGTGACGCCATCGCCGCGAAGGTGCGCCTCGGCTTGCTCGACGACCTGAAGCCGGTGTTCGACCTCGCGAAGCGTCTGGAGTCCTGAGCCGTGGGTGAGGCGCCGGTCATCGTCATCCCTCGGCCTGACCCCCTGACGGTCCTCGTGCCGGTCTGGTGCGTGCTTTGGGGTGTCGGTGGTGCGGCGCTTTACCACTACGCGCCACCGGCTTCTACAGTCGGCATTCCGGCCGTCGGCGTCTACATCCTCTTCGTGGGGCTGGTCGTCTCCGGCGTGGCGCTGCTCTACGGCATGTGGCTGCGGAGCACCCGAGGGCTGCGGATCAAGCGCGGTGCGAACGTCGCTCTCGGGTCGCTGTGCCTGGTCTACTCAGGGTGGGCGGTCCAGGCACTCGGCTTCGTTCGTCCATTTGTGATCGTGTCGTGGCTTTTGACCATTTGTGTCGCATCCTTTTGGCAGGAGCGCAGACTCAAGGCCGCGCTCAATCCGAAGGGGTGACGGATGGACTGGGCAGCGGTTCTCGGCGTAGGCGGGCCTTCACTGGCCTTGCTCGTCGGCGGCATGGTCGGTAAGCGCAAGACGAAGGCCGACGCACACTCGGTGGTGGTGGCTGACGCGACGAAGGTCGCGAAGGACGTCAGCGACCGGCTCGACACCGCGCTGAAGCGCATCGACGCGTTGGAAGACCGGGAGAACAGACGCGACGAACTCGCCAGACAGCACTTGCGGTGGGACTGGAGACAGGTCCGCGCGCTGACCGACCTCGGGATCGAGGTCGAAGACCCGCCGGCACTCTTCTTGTACGACGAACCGATGAAGGGTAACTGATCATGAATCTCAGAGACGAAGGCTTCAGCGCACCTCGGCCGACTCCGCTCGACGACGCTGCGTCCAGAGTGGCGAAGGTGGTCGGCACGCTCAGCGCGCTGCTGACGGCCGTCTCGGGTGCGGGTATCGCGCTGATCACCGTCGAGCAGGCGAGCGCCGGTACGGCGCTGCTGGGTGCCATCCCGGGCGTCGTCGCGCTCGTCGGCACGGTGATCGCGTCGTTCCGCGTGCGCGACATCGCGAAGCCCGACGTGACGCCGGTCGCCGACCCGCGGGACAACCAGGGCAACACGCTCGTACCGGGCAACCGCTCGGCCTGATAACCTGATCTCGCCTTTGGTCGGGCGTAACGCGAAGCCCCCTCCCTTGCCGATCTCACCCGGCAGTCGGAGGGGGCTTCGTTGTGTCGTCAGTCAGACGCAGTGATCCGGGCAAGGACACGTGGCCCCCGCGAAGCTCCCGTCACCGAACAACTTGCATCCCTTGTGATCGACGGTGTTGCAGCACGACGGACTGAGTTCCGTGTACGTCATGCCCTCGGGGATCGTCACGCCGATCTGCTGGGCGAAGTCCACGATGAACCCGTGCGCCGGAGGACCGGGGAAGGCATCCGGGCTGTAGCCCCGAGGGCTCCGGACCGTGATGTACGTCCGGTCCTCCTCGGCGTAGCGCTTCGAGCCGGACCAGTCCACGCAGTACGCGTCATCCTCGATCACACCGGCCTGTGTGAGCGCGTCCCACACCGCTCGGGTCAGCTTGTCGCCGTCGCCGATCGTGCGCACCGTCGGGAAGTCGTCCGTGTTGGACTTCGCCCGCCGGAACTCGAACTCGATGTGAATCTCGACCGGGCCCTTGAACGTCGCCATCGGACGGCCGTCGGACCCCATCGCCGCCTTGATGATCTTCTTGCGCCATGGGTGAACACCGCCGCTCGACTCGCGCATGAACGGCTTGCCGTCCTTGCCCTTGTCGAGGACCTTCGAGCCCTGCGGCGCCGCGCGGCCGAGCACGACGAATGTGAAGCCCTCAGCGTCGGGGGTCATGCCGGACGCTCCCCCGTTTCGATGTAGGTCAGGAACAAATCCGCCACGGCGAGGCAGCTCAACTCCTGATCCACGACGATACCGCCGACGCTTGCCGACACTGCGAGCTCCAAGGCCTTCGCCCTGCGTTCCACCGTGCGCTCGTCGCGCCGTGCGTTCTCCCGAGCCTCGCGGGTCTTCTCCATCGGGTGCGGAGGCGCGGTGGGTTCGGTCGCGTCGAGCACGGCACGGATGTTCGCCTCCGTGACGGGAACCTTGCTCCAGTACCCCGAGTCGAGTTGCTTGCGCAACTGTGCTGCCGGCTCTTCGAGAGTCATGATTCGTCGCCCTTCCGACGCAAGGCCGCGTTCGCGTTGTTCAGTGCAGTCAACAGGTGCGCCCGCATGACACGCAGCTCCAGCCAACTGAGGAACTGCTGAGGCTGACCTTCGAGCCAACTGGCCTCAGCGGGCTTGCACTCGAAGCGACCGAAGGGGTCCGCGTAGACGAGGCTCGGTTCCGGCGCGCTCGGGCCTTCGGCCTTGGCGCGCAAGCGGTCGAGCTCGGCGACCACCCGGAAGACGCGCGTACGGGTATCCGGGTCGAACAAGTTGGGGCGGTTGCGCAGCCAATCAGCCGCGTAGTCCACCGTGCCGTTGTCGACGTCACCCCACCGTCCGGCCTCGAACTTGCTTTCGTCGCTCATGATCCTTCTTCCCTTCGGTCGGTGGTGTTCGTGGCCCCGGCAGGATTCGAACCTGCTGCCCGAGCGATCGGCCGCCACATCGGCGGGTGCGCCTTGCACTTCGGGACCTCGGAGCGCCGCCGGGGGAATCGACGGCGCCCCTCATCACATCAGGCGAACGGGTTATTCGTCGCCTGCGCAGGGACCTGAGCCGGGGGAGCGGCCGGAGTCCCTCCGAACGGAGACCCCTGTGCGGGGGCCTGGTTGCCCTGCTGAGGCACCGCGGCACCGCCGAAGGGGTCAGCGGGTGGCGCCGGAGGGGCCGACGGCGCAGCGGGCTGCTGAGCCTGCGGAGCGGCGTCAGCCGGAGCATCGGCGAAGAAGCCTCCGGCCTGCGAGCCGGGGACCGGCGGGAAGAACAGCACTTCCCAATCGCGGCCGTCGAATTCCGTGTTCGGGATCTTCCTCATGCCGACCCACACCATGTACAGCTCGGCGCCGACGGCGAAGAGTGAGGGGTCGATCTGGTTCTCTTCGAGGAAGCCTCGAATGGCGAACGTCGCGGTGCCCTTGACGTACATCGTGCGCCGCATGTCGTCCGTCGGGTCGCCGGAGAACTCCTTCAGCGGGCCTCCGTACTTGTTCAGGAAGGCGACCACCTTCGTGTCTCCCGTCGCGTACGCGGCGCGGAGCTGCGGGCCCCCGCCGTCACACAGCATCGTCACGGGGAGCTCGTTCTTCGGCGTGACGCCGTCCTTCTGGAACTGCGGCGCTCCCGTGTTGATGTGCGTCTGCTGACGCTCGGCCGCGATGTTGACGATCTTCCCGCCGCGCACCTTGTTCAGGTACGTCGTGTCGTGCGTCTTCCCGTAGCTCAGCGACTTCGCGCCGCCACCCCCCGAGAAGAACCCTCCGTGTGCTCCGGTCATGATCCCGTCGTCCCTTCGTCCTTCGTTGCGTTGTCCTGCTGGTTACTTGGTGCGTCGGTCCAGTCGAAGGTCAGACGAACATCCATCTCGACCAGCGCGCTTCCGAAAGTGCCCGACATGTCCCAGGACCGTACCTGATAGCCATGCTCTTCGAGCAGTAGCACGACATCTCGCACCGCGCGCTCACGCGGGTCCGACGAGCTCATGCGAACGGATTCGCGGGAGGCGGAGGCGTGGCGCGCTTGATCTCGTCGAGCCGCGCGAGCCCGGCATCGGTGAGCTTCTGCGTCCAGTTCTCCGGCACGGTGTTGCCGAGGGTCACCCGGTCCCAGATCTCCTTCAGGTCGGCCTGCGAGTTCGCCGAGGCGATCTGCGCGAGCGCTCGCTCCTCCGTCCCGACGGCGTTGTTCTCCGCACCGAGGAGTTCCAGCACCCGAGCGCGAGCGGCCGTCACGAGCTCGTCCGTCCACGCCTGATCGCCGCGGCGCTCGACGACGTCCTGCCGGAGCGCGTTGATCGCGCCCTCGGAGTGTGCGCCGGCGATCGCTTCGAGCAGCGTCGCCGTGCTCGGCCCCGCCGCGCGTTCCGCGTCAGCTGCGGCGACCGCCTGCGCTGCCTCGGGGACGGTCATCGGCTCCGAGACCGGACCCTTCTCCTGCGCGTACTTCACGACGTCGCGCCCCGTGAGTCCGTTCTCCAGCGCGACGATCGCCCGCGCCAGCCAACGCCGGTTGTGACTGACGTCCGACCAGTCGAAGTCGCTTTTCAGCAACATCTGGAGCGGCGCCTTGTCGAGCTTCATCAGCTCGTCGAACCGCTCGGACGCCGACTGCTCCGGTGCGTCCTCCGGGATCGAGCCATCGGACTCCAGCACGACACCGCGTTCGTCAGCGTCCTCGATCTGGCGCATGACGTCCGGTCCGGGGTCGTCGGCCACCTGAGCCAATGCCTCGGCGTACGAGACGTCGGCCTCCGCTGAGATGCGAACCGCAGCCTCTTCGACCACGACCGACGGCACGGCTTCATCGTAGGACGGAGGCGCGCTCACCCCACGGCGCTCAGGTGTGGGCGGGCCGACAGCGTTCGAGCGGTCCGACCGGTAGATCGGCTGAACGTAGGGGCTCAGAGGATCGAGCGTGTGCCACTGGCGGATCTGCTCGGCGAGACTGGCGCCGTAGCGGCCGATGCGCAGGTCGATGCGGTACAGGCTGACGGTGTTGTGCTCCAGGTCGAGGTGCAGCAGCACGCCGTGGCTCTGCGCGACCGGCCACAGCGGGTCGCCTGCGGGGCTCTTGTCCCACAACCAGTACTCGGCTCCGGCGTACATCGCGAGCTGGACGGCGAACTTCCGCTTGGCGTGCTCCAGCTTGCCAGACTTCATGTCGCCGATGACGCACGTGCCGTCGGACTCTTCGAGCAGGAGATCGAACTCGCCGAGGCTGTCGTAGGTCACGTTCATGACCTTCTGCGCGGCGGCCTTGATCGTGAGGCTGTGCTCCTTCAGCGCCGCGGCGAAGGCTTTCACGATCGGGACGAACTCCTCCGGCACCTCGGCCTCGGGGTGCTGCCACGCACGGGTGATCGCCGCGTGCGCCGCCGTACCCTCGTTCGCCTTCGCGTCGGTCGCCATCACCGCGTGTGCCGAGGAGATCAACTCGTCGGTCTTCGCCACGTCATCCACGAGCGCGCCGGACAGAATCATCCGACCGAGGTCCGGGCGACGCGACGCACCCATGATCGCGTTGCGGTTACTCCACTTGATCAGGGCGTGCGGGTTGTCGAGCGACGCCGCGAAGTTGCTCGCCCGCGTCCAGCTCTGTTCCTTGCCGGTGCGGGGGTTCACCGCCTTCGGCCGCGGCGGTTCCCGATCGGGGTACTCCGGCTTGCTGAAGAACGTTCCTGCGTTCATCACTTGCCCTCTTCCTGGTTGCCCTGACCCTCAGACGTGAGGTCAGGAAAGCCGGTCGTGCGGGAGCCATCCGGGTTGCAGCCCCAGGCGAAGAAGGCTTCGTAGGAGTCGTCACCGTTGTACTTCTCGACGTAGATCAGCGTGGTTCCGTCGCAGAACCACCACAGGTCGTCGGTGCCCTGAACTTGCTTCGCGCCGGTCTTGCTGACGTCGATCTCTTTGCATCCTGCCAGCACCAGCAGTGCGAACACTGCCGTGCCGAGGGCTGCGAGCTTGCGCTTCATCAGTCCTTCTTTCCTTTGGTCAGTTGGTGATCATTGCGACGATCGTGATCAACGTGAGGCAGGCCATCGCACAGATGATCAGCATCACTCGGGCGTCTTCGCTCATTTCTTCGGCGGTGCCGGGTGGGGCTTCGGACCGGGTTCGATGACCGGCTCGAACAGGTCACGTCCGGACATGAGGTCGCCGGACTTCGGAGCGGTCGTCGGGTCTTCGTGCTTCGCCATATCAGTCCTTTGTGGTCAGTCGGTGAGCGAGGTAGTGCGTCCCGAGGAAGAGCGCCGTGATGATGACGGCGAACAGGATCAGGCTGACGTCGTGCCCGCCGTACATCACGACAGCGCCCGCACGATCACCTCGGCCGCGGCCCACAGCGTGCCGACGGCCGTCGCGCTGGAGCCAAGGAAGAGCAGAGCGACGACGACGCAACCCTTGCCCTGCTGGTGTTTGCGCGCCTCCCGCAAGCCCCGGTTCGACATGATGATCTTCTCGGCCTTCGCGGGGTCCGGGGAGCGGAACAGGCCGCCCTTCGCCGCCGCTCGGGCCCTCTCGGCCGCGCGCATCATCGCCGCTTTCTCGCTGTCGCTCATGTTCTTCTCACGCGCGATCTTGTTCAGTGTGCCGTCTTCGAGGTCACGCAACAGCTTCTTTTCGATCTTGTCGAAATCCGCGGCGAAATCCGGGTCGCTGTCGAGCTTCTTCGCCAACTCCTCATCGGCCGCTTCCTGCTCCAGACGCCGGCGTACCGCGTCCTCGTCCATCTTCCCCATGATCCTTCGTCCCTTCGTGGCTTCGAGTCCTCAGCGTCCCACAGGCCTTCTAGCTATGTCAAATCATCCGCATTTCCCGCTGTGCCCGCGAGGCTTGCCACACGGGCCGTTGGGCGTCGGCATGCCGCAGATCGGAGGCTGAAGTCTCACGGTCACTCCTCCGGCGCGAAGTGACGGAGCATGGTCTCATCAAGGTCCTTCACAAGACGGAAGTACCCCAGAATCAACGGGAACGCGACGTCGATCGCGCCCATGACGTCTCCGTGGTCAACGCCCGAATTCATCGTGACGGGCTCGATCTGGTCGGCGATCTGCCGCGCGAGGTCAGCAGGAATCGGGTGCTGCTCGGCGAGTTCCTCGACGCGCTCCAACCACGCATCGTCATCCTGTGGCGGGATGGTCATCACCTACCACACCCCGCACACGTCGTTCGGTTGTCTCCGTTGATGTAGCCACACATGCACGTCCAGCCGCGCATGACCCATCGCGTGATCATCAGACTCCGATCATCAGTTGACTTCGCGACCAGTGCGCGAAGTAGTTCAGGATCGAGGACGCCCGGCGCACCGAAATCTCGTCACTCAGGGCACCGCGGGAGAACAGCTCGGGGTGCTCGATGCGGAGACCCTTCGCGAAGTCGAGCTGAGCCTCCGACGGGGCGCCTGAGCGCCAGGACGCACCCCGCTGTGCGACGTACTGCCCGTGTTCCTCGGCGTACTCCGACGCGAGCTCCAGCGCGTCGTCCTGCGTCGGCAGGGCTTCGTAGATGAACTTCCCGACGGGCCTGCCGACCGGCGCCCACGTGCCATCGCACTCGACGACACACCAGCCATCGAGCCGCTCGACGATGAAGCACAGGCCCGACTTGCCCAGCGGCACGAAGGGGATCCCGCTCGGCCCCATGAGCCACTGCACCGACGTGCCGGCGAAGAGCTCGACTTCGTAGGAGGACTTCCGCTGACGGATCGGCGCTTTGACGCGCTCTCGTGGCTCTCGCTCGACGTCGTCCAGCATCTCCTGAAGGCCGTCGTCGATCTCGCGGTACGACGTCTCCGACAGGCTGACGGCGTTGCGCAGCTTCAGATCGTCCGTCGCCCGCACGAAGTCGAGCAGCAGGGCGTCGGACTTACCGGGCCACGGCCGGAGCGCTCGGCCGAAGATCTGGACGAACAGGCCTTCGTGCCGGATGGGTCGGACGAGCAGGATCAGCGAGCACGGCGGGCAGTCCCACCCCTCCGCCAGTGCCGTGCACGTCGTCAGGACACGCGTGGTGCCTTCGCGGTGTGCGGCGAAGCGCTGACGGCGGACGGCCGCCGACGTCTCGCCGTAGAGTCCCTCAGCCCTGATGCCGGCGCCGTTGAGCGCTTCGCCGAAGTAGTCGGCCGCTTCGACCGTCGGGGCGAAGAGCGCCGCGGGTCGTCCGGCGCCGTGCCGCTGCATCGCCGCGACCACGGAGTCCCGCAGCTCTTCGAGCATGACGGCCTTGCCGAGATCGTCCTCCCGGTAGTCACCCGTCGAGCGCGAGACGCGCACCTCCGAGAGGTCGACACCCTGCCCCACCTGAATCGCCCGCGGCGGAACGAGGTGCTTGTTCTGGACGGCCCACTTGATCGTCCGTGAGTAGCTGATCTTCTGCCACACGTCCCCGAGGCCGGTATCGTCGGACCGCGTCCACGTCGCGCTGAAGCCGACCATTTTCGGGCCGCCGGGCTTGCCGACGCCGAGCTGATCGAACACCGCGCGGTAGGTAGCCGACACCGAGACATGCGCCTCATCGACGATCACGAGCTTGATGGGCGGGAGCTTCGTGCGTCGGCTTTCGTTGCGCAGGCTGTGGATCGACGCGACGATGATCTTCGCCCCGGTCTCGTTCCGCGCCGCCTTCAGGATGCCGATCGACGTACCGGGGGTGCAGTACTGCCGGAGCTTCGCCGCGGTCTGCTCGATCAGCGTGTCACGGTGCAGCAGGTACAGCACGCGCCCCGGGCCGTCGAACGGTGCCACGTCGTCGGCACCGCGCTTCCCGAGCTCGGTCATGATGTGCGTCTTACCCGTGCCCGTCGGCAGGCTGATCCCGAGGCACGCGAGCTCGTCGGCGAAGTCCTTCTCCAGCGCCGTGATGGCTTCTTGCTGGTAGCCCCTGAGGCTCATCGGCCCAACCTCTCGATCAGTTGTCGCCCAAGGTGCTCGGTGTAGGCAGGCGGAATCGCTTGGGACAACTCGTTTCCGGTCATCCAGTCGATACCCATGCAGATCGGGCCGAGGTAGGAGCCGACGTCGCCCGTGATCGAGATGTTGTGCCCTGCCGCGAGACACTTCCGGCGCTTGATCGTCGATGTCTTGCGCAGGTGCCGGCGGGGGTGCTCGCTGCCGAGCGGATGCGGCGGTGCCTCGATCGGACCTGTGTTCGTCTCGAACCACCTGTGGCGCACCGTGCGTAGGTCGAACATCTCACCGCAGTAGATCACGTCGGCGCGCATCGGAGACCCGGGTACGTTCTCGATCACGTAAGGCTTTCCCGAAGCCTCGAATGCGTCACGAGTCGCCTTCAGCAGCCATCCCGTGCCGTTCGTTCCCGCACGGGACTTCAACGCTGTGTGGTCGTGACACGGAGGGGACCCGGTGAGCACGTCGAACATCCACCCCATCTTCTCGATGAACACCAACGCGTCGCCCTGGATGAACTCGAACGGGTAGTTCGGCTGCGGCTCGATGTCCACGCCGACCACGTTGAAGCCCGCACGCGCGTAGCCAACGGAAGCCCCGCCCGCCTTGCAGAACAAGTCCAGCAACCACGGCTTGCCTGTGCTCATTCTTCCCACACCTCCCGCCAGACGTAGAGCAACGTACACAGCCTGTGGTCTTCGATGTGTCGACGGCATGCGGCGATCCGGTAGTTGTCCCCGAGGAACTCCGGAGGCTGCCCGTACGGGTCCATCAGCACCGTCTCGTAATCCGTCCCGTCATCAGGCCCTCCCCATAGCTTGACCAAGGGGAGGGCCTTCGCGCTGTGGTCCCTCACGAGGGCACCTTGACGTACCGCGACGAGAAACGGTGCGCCTTCAGGGAGTACTTGGCGGGGCTGCGACGGCCGGTGTAGGAGTCGATGATCCGGTAGTCGACGCGCCCGCCGTGCTCGCGCTCGACGACCACCGTTTCGGTCCCCCGGCGGGTCTTGCGGGCGAAGTACTCCTCCGCCGGGAGAGGCGTGAGCGCGGTGCGCAGGGGCTCGTCCACGTCGATCGCGGCCATGAGCTCGGCTTCGCGCTTGATCTCCTCGACGGAGGGGAAGCCGTCGGTCAGCTCGATCGAGACGGCGCCCGGTGCGGGCTCGGGGATCTCCGGCAGGTCCTGCGGCGACGGGACGACGCGCACGGCGGCCCGCGACGCCAGCACACGAGCGCGAATCTCCTCGACCTTGCTCACCTGCGCGGCGTAGGCGGGCTTGCTCTCGGCACAGCCTGCGCAGAACTGCTGAGGTGCCGTGCCGTGCTCGCAGGCGGACAACGGGTTTTCGGCCTGCGCGTAAACGGCCTCCTCGTTGAAGTCCGCGATGTCGCCTTCGCTCTTCGCCGCGTCGGTGTCCTCGGCCGCGATGATGGCGGAGATGATCTCGTCCTTCCGCATACGCGACGCGCCGACGATGCGCAGGTCGGCGGCAATCGGGCGCAGCGCCTTCGCGGTGAGGGCGTCGAGCTCGGTGCGGGTGTGCTGCATGTCGTGCTCCTTCGGTCCTGTGGTCCTTCGTGGTGGTGCCGACGCAGTCAACCACACTCTTCCGGACATTGCAAACACCGTGCTACGGTGGCGTCATGAGCACAGGACGAAACACGCAGGTGACGACGTGGCGCCGATTCACGGCCGCCGAGAAAAAGGCCTACCGCGCTCGGGTGCGCCGGCGGCTGTTGCGCTGGGAGATGGGTGAGTGGGCGGTGCTGCCCGAGCAGCGGCACTTCTTCGCCGACGGCCTCGGCTCCCGCGTCCCGACGGTGCGCGTGAACGGGGAGCGGCTGTGAAAGGGACTATCGACGTGCCGGAGGGCATGACGTACTACATGGCCGTTGTGGGGAAGACACGGCGTGGTGTGCGGGTGGCGGTCGTGGCGGGAATTCTGATGATCTTCTCGTTCGGCGTGCTCGTCGGATTGTGGCTCTCATGAGGACGATTGAGGTCCGTGAGGCCGAGGCGTTCATCCACGTCGTGACGACGGCCCGTGACATGGAGCAGTACGTGTTCCCGTGGCTCGATCGTCGGCAGGGTCAGGTGAACGGTCTCGACCTGGAGACCAACGCACGGGACCCGTGGCACGCCGGGTTCTTCTCGCGCACGGCGCAGTTCGGCGACGAGAATCAGGCCTTCGTCGTGGTGACCGACTCGAACGTGGTGCGCGAGGAAGTCGGCGAGCTCGCTTCGTACGCAATCCATCGGCACGACGCGTGGGTGGCGCACTTCAGCGAGAACGACATCGCGTTCGCGCACCGAGGGCTGCCGCGCTGGAACCTCGGAACGGAGAGCCCCATCCGCCTCGGGCAAGAGACACCGCACGTGATGGATTCGCAGGTGGTCGGCGCGATGTTCGATCCCCGCACGGTCAGCAGCCGCAAGGGTATCGACCCACGAATCCCGAGGCTGAAGGGCCTGAAGCCCAACACGGAGCTGTACTTCGGCCCCGCGTTGCACAACGCGGAGACGCGGCTTGAGGAGTGGTTCAAGGAGCAGGCGCCGAAGGGTCACCGCGCGGGCAAGCAACTGCCGAAGGCCTGGGGTTTCGAGCACGCCGACCCGACACACGAGATCTTCGCGGTCTACGCGGGGCTTGATGCGATCTACGGCCTCCGGTACTTCAACCTGTGCCGCGCGCACCTCACGAACCGGGGGCAGTGGCCGCGGGCGAAGGCTGCTCTCGTCGAGCAATGGATGCTCGATCAGGCACGGATTCCGGGGATGCAGATCGACGCGCCGTACGCCCTGTGGCTTCAGGCTCAGTTCGCCGATCTGCTGGAGCGCAACGCCGGACTGCTGGCCACCTACGGCATCGGCGAGAAGGCCTCCGGTCCGGCCGTCGGGCACGCGTTCAAGTCGCGCGGCATCGATTCGCCTGTCGTCAAGGAGGTGCGGCAGGACGATGGCTCTGTGGTGCGTAAGGAGTCTTGGGACAAGGACGCGCTGAAGGCGTTGTCGCAGCACGAGAACGCGAAGGTCCGCGAGCTCGCGCAGACGATCAGCACCACGCGCCGTGCCGGCAAGTTCAAGACGGCGTACGTCGATCCGATGGTCAACGCCTGCGCGTTCGGCGACGGCGCGATGCACACGTCGGTGCGCGCCAACGGCACGGTGACCACGAGGATGTCGGCGCAGAAGACGCCGAGCTCGGGGCCCGTCCAGCAGTTGCCGAAGAAGGACCCGAGGGTGCGCGCCGCCGTCCGGAGCCGCCGGGGCTGGGTGCTGGTGACCGCGGACTTCGAGCAGGGCGAGCCGTTCACCATGGCCGCACTGACCGGCGACCTCGACTACCTCCGGGATCTGCTCGAAGGGGACATCAACTCGAAGATCGCCGAGATGGTCTACGGCGTGTACGACCCGGTGACGTGCCCGCACGGCTACGACCGCCGGTACGGCAAGACCGCGGGGACGATCCACTACTTCATGCGGCAGAACGGCAAGGCAGGGTGGCTGCTGTGCTGCTACGGCGGCGGCGCGGCGAAGCTGGAGTGGACACTCGGCCAGAACATCCCCGCCGAGCTCCTGGCGTTGCTGGACATCAATGGTGAGCGCACGCTGGCCACGTGGCACGGCGCCTACCCGGTCTTCTGGGCGAAGGCCGACGAGTACAACCAGGCGGCCGTCCTCGACCTCGACTCAGGCCACAAGGTCCCGTTGTGGGACCGGTTCGGGGTCTCGGCCGACGGCTCGCTGTTCCTGCGCAACCGGCCGTCCCGCAAGGGACTCAACGGCAAGACGCAGGGGACGCAGGCCGATCTGCTCAAGCTCGCGATGCACCGGCTGAATCACGGCGGCTGGACGTGGGCGTTCCGATTCCCGCTGCACGACGAGCTGATGCTGGAGGTGCCGCGGTGGATGGCGGAGCCCGCACGGCTCGCGCTCGAAGAGGCGATGACGATCACGTACCGCGGGGTCACGCTGAAGTGCGACGCGGTGATCGAAGGCAAGACGTGGATGCAGCAACCGACGGAGTTCAGCGCCGACGGCCTGCCCGATCTCGATGATGAGGAGTGACCACAATGGACGCAAGGCACGGGTACGAACCGATGTTGATCACTGTTCCGATGGACGTCGACAAGTACGACGGACGCGTGATCATGGGGCAGCTCGTCGTCTCGAAGGGGATGATCCCGCACCTGTGGGAGGCCGTCCGCCGGCACAGCTCGCAGGCGAAGCGTCGCTACGCCGAGGTGCCGTACTCGACGGCCGACGACCTGGCAGGCTCGGCGCGCGACGGCATGATCTTCGAGCACCTGAAGCGCGCGGTCATGCAGGACGCGATGAATGATCAGGAGTCCGTCGTCTCGATGAGCCCCGTTCGCCTGACGCCGTTCGGCCACGGTGTCGGCTTGGCGCGCATGGAGTACACCACCGTCCCGCTCGCCCCGTGGAAGGACTGAACGATGACCGCAATCCTTGGCAGGCAAGAGGTGTGCCGCAACGGGCACCCGCGAACGCCGGAGAGCACGTACATCAACAGGAGCACGGGCGCGCGACACTGCCGCATCTGCTCGGGCTCGGCGGCCTCCGATGAGGTCGGCGTGCTCTCGGAGCTGCGCGGCCGGACATCGGAGCGCTACACCCCCGAGCAGTTGCGCCGGTTGCGGGAGCTCGTCAAGTGCGTGCACTGCGGCGCCGTGCCGACGGAGGTGCTCGACGAGGACGGCAACGTGGTCACGCGCGAGGTCGGCAACGGCCGCGGGGGTATCGAGACGCTGCCTTATGTGACGACCCCTCACGTTGAGGGGTGCGCCGGCGCGACGAAGCAAGGCCGCCCGCCGAAGAAGGAGCCGGTGTGGCGCCAGGTGCCCGCGGGTCCGTGCCTCAACTGCGGTACGGAGATGGTCGCGTCGTTCGCGCACGCGACGCACAAGAAGTACTGCGACGTGTCGTGCCGCAAGGCCTACGCCAAGAGAGCGGCGGTGCTGTCGTCATGAGCCAAGCCCACTACGTCCGTTGCGGCTGGTCGGCCTACAAGGGGGCCGAGCACGGGATCGCTGTCGCCAACGTCACCGATCACGCGCACCGCGTCGTCCCTGTGTGCGTGGGGTGCCTGGACACGTGGCTCGACTTCATCGACAACACGTATCCGAGGCTGGAGCCACTGAGGATCGAGTGGGTGTACGACGCGGGGACGCGTACCTGCCCTCTGCACCACTGGCCGGACGTGGTGTGCGCCGACTGGGGGGCCGAGCACGCGGCCATGCTCAGGGCGATGTGGCCCGCGCCGCCGGAACGTACCCTCGTGAGGCGCGGGCTCGAGCCGTACGGCGACCTCGCGTGCCGACTGCTCGAGCTCGAGCAAGCTGAACGCCGGAGGCCCGACCGTGGATGAGATCAGCATGCAGCAGGAACAGGCGCTCGACATCGCCCGGATGCTCGTCAAGGCGGGGATGCCGATGTTCATCGCGCACCCGGACCCCACGACCCGGACCGGGTGGCGCCTGCCCTTCGGGTGGGAGACCAACGAGCCCGATGTCTCGGTGGTGGATGCGTGGCGGCCGGGGATGCTGCTGTGCGCCGTCACCGGGCACACGTTCGACCTGGTGGACGTCGACCCGAGGAGCGGAGGCTCGGAGGCCGACCTCGGCGCGGCGATGCCTCACAGCTACCTGACCGCCGAGACACCGTCCGGCGGGCGACACCACTTCGTCAAGACGCTCGGCGTGCCATCGCTGGACGGCAAGGTGGCCGCCGGCATCGACGTGAAGAGCGGCACGATGGCCGGTGAGGGCCGCGGGTTCGCGTTCATCGCGCCGACGGTCAGGGCGTCGAAGGTCGACGGGGTGCCGCGCGAGTACCGGTGGGTCGTCGGGCCGAAGGGTCCGGTGCTGCCTTCGCCCGACCAGCTCGCTCAGGACGGCTCGGGCGGGCTGCTGAGGGCCCGTGTGCTGGAGATCCGGCGCACGGCGGCCAGCGAGACGCCCCGGCGGGTCTCGATGTCACAGGCCCGTCGTGAGTGGGATGCCGCGGTGTCGGGGCTGACGGACTCCGTGCGCCGCTGGCAGCGCATCGGGTGGGGCGGGGAGGCGCACAGTTCGATCCTCGCCGTCACGACGCGCCTCGCGCGCCTGAGCCCCGAGACCGCCGAGCAGGGGTTCCTCGACGCCTTCGAGGCGGCGGGTGCCGTGCCGGACGCCGACGACCTCGCGAAGCTGCACAGCGCGATCGAGAAGGCCGTGCCGGACGTCGTGGTGTCGGACTCCGAGCTCAGTCCCGCCGAGCTGTTCTTCTCGGGAGGTGGTGCCACGCCCTCACCGGGCACCTCTCTACCCGCGGTGCTGGACGGTGCTTCACCTGCTGGCCTTGCCGGATGGGCGGGCACTGCGAGCGCCGTGCCGGCTGGTGAGGTAGCGCGCCGTTTCGCGACGCTCGATGAGTTCGAGGCCGAGGCGATCCCGACACCGGACTACACGGTGGAAGGGCTGGTGCTCTCGCGGAGCATCACCCGGCTCTCGGCGGCCTCGAACGTCGGCAAGACATGGCTCGCGCTCGACCTCGCGGCGCACATCGCCAACGGCATGGCGTGGCAGGGGCGCGACGTGGCTCAGGGGCGCGTGCTGTTCGTGGCCGCCGAGGGTGCTCCGAGCTTCGGACCTCGCATGCGCGCCTGGCGGGAGTACCACCAGCGCAACACTGGCGTACGCCTGCTCCCTGACGCTGTCCAGATCGCACACGGTGAGTGGGATGACTTCTGCGCCTCGATCGCCGGCGACGAGTACCGGCACGTCATCTTCGATACGCAAGGCGCGATCACCAGCGGTTTGAAAGAGAACGACAACGACCACGGCAACATGATGATTCTGCGCTTGAATCAACTCATTCGTGTAACGGGCGCCGGACCTATCCTGCTGCACCACACCGGTTGGGAGGACAAGACCCGGGCACGCGGGTCCACTGCGGCGAACAACGGCATGGACACCGAACTGATGCTGACGACGGATAATGCAGGGACGCTCACGCTCACCAATTCGAAGCAACGTTATATCGAGCGAGCCAAACAGATCAAGCTGAAGCTCATTCGATACGGCGGCGGGTTGGTGGTCGAGCCCTCGAACCGAAGGCAGAACGACGGAATGTCGTTCTTCGATTCAGCCCTTGGAGCTGAGACCGAGGCACGGGTGATGCAGATCGTCGAGATCATCAAGGAGTACTACGCGACCGGTGGAACGAGCAAGGCCACGGTGCGCGCGCTGACGCCGACGCTGCGCAAGGAGCTCAACGTCAAGGCGAAGAACGATGTGCTGCGTGCTGCCATCCTGCGGTACGCCAAGAGCGTGGGTGTGCCTGTGCAAGACGATGTGATGGAGGACGAATGAGCGACGAGACGCCCGGTGAGTTCCTGTGCAGCCGGCGTGGGTGGCACGGCGTGCGTCGGGTGTGGAACGAAGCCGTGCACAGCTGGGACATCGTGCTGGTGCTGGACGGCCACTACTCCGACGAGGCGATGGCCGAGGGCATGCGCGAGTGGTACGCCGAGCGTCTGCGCGCGGCCATGCTGCGTGCAGGTGTGCAGCCGGAGGACCCCGGAGACACGTATCGATACGACCGGGTCTCGAAAGACACACGGAACCGATCAAGAGGCCTCTGACCTGCGTGCCTCGAAGTTCTTCGATACAGGCCCTTTTGATCTTGTGTGTCCTTCGAGGGACACAAGAGGGACACACGGGGGCACGCAGGTCAGAGAGGGACACAGGGGTTCGGATGAAGGACACAGGCCCCCTGTGTCTCTGTGCCCCTCAGCTTTATAAGAGGGGCACAGAGGGACACACGCTGATTTGGACGACGAAACGATGACGACTTCGGCCCTTCGACCCGTAAGGTCTTGCACATGACGAACGACGAGACGACGAGACCGGCGGGGTACACCCTCGGCCCTGAGGCGCGGGTGGTTCTGCATCGGCACGGGGCCCGCGGGTCGTACGCCGTCGCCGTGGTGGCCGATGAGGGTCCGTACTCGGCCCGTGAGGCCCGTCGTGCCGCCGCCCGGATTCGCGAGACCCATGCGGGCTGGGTCTCGAAGACCGACGCGGCCGAGCGCCTCGGGGTGTCGCGCCGCCAGGTGGACTACCTCCGGGGGCAGGGCCGACTCGACGCGATGAACGACGAGACCGGGCACGCGCTCATCAGCTCGGCGTCGCTGGACGCGGAGATCCGCCGTCGTGAGGCCGGTGGCGCGTGAGCACGGCGTGGGCAGGTGGAAGCACTCGGCAGTGGAGAAAGCTCCGGGCGCTGATCCTCGAAGAGAATCGAATCAAGAACGGAGGACAGTGCCGTGCCGGATGTAAAGACATTTGCACGGTTGTCGCGACGAGTGCGCATCACACTCTGGGACGGAACGTCACGGGGGACGATCCTAGATTCATCGTCGCCATCTGTGCGGAGTGCAATCTACACATCGGTGATCCTCAGAAGCACCCACGCTCATGCGCAGCGTGCAGTGGCATTACCTGGGGGCCGAATCGTGTTGACCCGAAACCGATCCGAGTAACGAATTGGGGGAATTGACGTGGACATGGTCACGATCGAACTCACGCTGAAGCACGGCATGGCGGCCGACGCTCCGGCGGCCATCGGCAGGTTCCGGGTGTGGCTGCCTCCGGTCATCAGCTCGGAGGACGACGGCGTGGTGCACGGCGACCCGGTGCCGCAGGCCTGGGTCGTGCTCGACGGTGCGGGCTTCGGGTCCGTCACGATCCCGGACCCGCGATCCGACTCGATCAGCCCGCGGTACTGGGCGCCGCTGGTCGAGGTCGACACCGACGCGTGGAAGGCCTCGCCGTACCCCGTCGTGATCCCGGAGGACGCGACCGGGCCGTTTCAGCTCCCGTTCCTGAGCCCGATCATCTCCGAGCTCGCGCCTGGCGTGATGCAGGTGCGTGGACCCCGAGGGCCTCAGGGCGCTCAGGGCCCCGCTGGCGCCACGGGAGCCCAGGGGGTAGCCGGACCCACCGGAGCAACGGGACCGGCGGGCAGCGTAGGTGCTGCCGGGCCGCAAGGGCCTGCTGGCGCTTCGGGCGCCGACGGTCAGGACGGCACGCTGAAGGCCTACGCCGTGAAGAACGGGATCACGGGGACCTTCGGGCCCGCCGGCGACGGAGGCGACTGGACCACGTGCCCGGTGGCCTACCGTTCGGAGCCCTGCCCTGCCGAGGTGGGTGACGTCCTGCGCTGGAGCCCTGCCTTCTACCACCAGAGCGACCAGGAGTCCGTGGGTGATCTGGCCTCGCTCGATGCGCTGGGTGATCCGATCAGGCACCTGAGCAGCGGAACCCTTGTGCCCCTTGGTGTTGGGCACGGTGGCCTGTACCTGGCAGCAGCAGGTACGCGGGTACTGCGACAGCTGGACTGGGTGGTGGCAGCAGAGGACATCGTTGCTGGTCAGGTGACGTTGGTCTTCAGGTACAGGAGCAACGGCAGTGGTAACACCATGGGTCATGTGACGCTGCCTGGTCAGGTAGCTGTGGTGAACCTGGGCCCTGGTGGGGGTGCCTGACATGATCATGGCATCACAAGCCTCTGACCTGGGGAAACGCAGTCGATCAAGTGTCCACAGTGGACAAGCCTCTGACCTGCGGTTTTTCCCCACATTGGATCACCCGAACATCCCGGTCCTTGTGGCCTCTCTCTCCCCGCAAATTTCTGCGCGCACGCACAATTTCACGATGCGGAAAGGCGGCAGGTCATGACGACGACCAACAAGATCAAACACGTTGTCGTGGCGGCCCTGCTCTTCGTGGCCGGGGTGTACTGCGGAGTCGTCGGTAACTGGTCCTTCTGCATCGGCCTGCTCCTCGCCTCAGGCTTCCTGGTGAGCGCGGTGATCAAGCCATGAGGGCCGCGAGCACACGCGCCGGCGCACGGCGGCTTCTGCCCACCAGCACGGCGTGCGGGTGCCGCTGGGTGTGGTTCCAGCGCACGGTGAGCGGCGCCTACTCGGCCCTCGGGTGCGGCAGGCACAGTGCCGCGGGCACGGGCTGGTCGGCGCGTACGACGGCGTTCACGGTGGTGCCTGATGCCACCGCGTAGACGGCTCAGCGTGGCCGACGAGCACAAGCTGTTGCCCTCGGCCCGGCAGTCCCTTGCACAGCTCCCGGCGGCCGACGCGGAGAAGGACGCAGGCCTGCGCAGGCTGGTCGAGGTCTACGCGACGGCGATCGATGAGGCCGTCTCGAACGCTGTTGACGCGCGCAAGCTCGTCGAAAAGGTGGAGAACCCGGACGACCCGCTGGACGTCCCCAAGCGACTGCTGAACGCCTTGGTGAAGTTCTCCGACTCGACGGCCGTGCTTGAACAGCTCGGCCCGAAGTTGCAATCGGCGCTCGAATCATTGGGTGCTTCTCCGAAGGCCCGTGCCGCGATGACGCCCAAGAAACCGGGAGGGGGCGCGAAGCCCGATGCTAGTTCAGGAAAACCAGAGCTCACTAGCCTTGAACGGCGGAGGCTTGCAGCTACCGCCAGAGAGCAAAGTGCTCGGGCTCACGGTTCCTCGTCTGTGGACCCCTCCGCTTAGAGAGCTCACGCCGGAAACCTCCCTCGGGTTCGACATCATCGATTTCGCAAGGGAGGATCTTGACGCGCCGCTGGACCCATGGCAGGAGTGGACGGTCATTCATGGGTTCGAGCTTCTGCCCGACGGGCGCACGCGCTACAAGAAGTTGCTCATTCTCGTCGCTCGGCAGAATGGCAAGACACATTTGTGCGTCGTGCTCACGCTCTATTGGATGTTCGTTCAGCGGGTGCCGCAAATTCTCGGCACGAGCACGAAGCTGGAGTACGCGAAGGACGCGTGGAAGAAGGCGAAGGTTCTCGCCAAGCGCCGGCCGGAGCTGTACGCCGAGATCGCGCACCGCGGCGCCGTCAAGACGGTGAACGGCGGTGTGGTGCTCTGGCGTGCCGACGAGGAAGAGCGGCGTCTAGAGACGGGCAGCGAGTACAAGATCGCGCCTGCGAATGAGAAGGGCGGGCGCTCGCAGACCAACGATCGACTCGTGCTGGACGAGTTGCGGCACCATTACGACTACAGCGCGTGGGATGCCTCCGAGCCGACAACCACCGTGCCGTGGTCTTCGATGATCGTCGGACTCAGCAACGCAGGAAACGATAAGTCCGTTGTGCTGAACGACTGGCGTGACGAAGCGATCAAGTTCATTGAAGAAGGCGTAGGGGACCCGCGCGTCGGCCTCATCGAGTACAGCGCGAACCCCGATGCCAAACCGAATGACATTATGGAGCTAGCGCAGGCTAATCCGAACATGAATCGCCGAGGCAACGATAGCGACGATCTACTTGCCGAAGCGGCAACGGCTATGCGCATCGGCGGTAAGAAACTCGTTGGATTCAAGACTGAGAAGATGTGCATCAAGGTCGAGGCGGCAGACCCGGCCGTGCTGGTGGAAGATTGGATTGCGTGCAAGGATATCGGCGATCTCTCGGCTTTCAGGAATCGTATTGTTCTTTGCTTCGATTTCTCGGCCGATGAGCAGCATGCGACGCTCGTCGCCGCGGCGGTCCTGCCGGACGATCGGGTGCGTGTCGAGGTTGTGCGCTCGTGGGACGCGAGCGAGATCAGGGACTTCGCGCGAGGCTTCCGCGCGCAGGTCAAGCTGATCAACCCGCGGGCTATCGGGTGGTTCCCCGGCGGTCCGGCGGCATCGCAGGCGGCCACGTTGCTCGGGGCTGAAGTCGACGCCGGCACCGGCGAGTTCAAGATGGTCGGCAAGCGTCCGGCGTGGCTTCCGCGGCGCACGGTCGTCGAGCCGTTGCGCGGTGAGACGTCTTCGGTGTGCATGGGCTTCGCGAAGGATGTGCGCGACAAGCTGATTGCACATCCGGACGACCCGTTGCTGAACGTGCACGTGCCAGGGGCCGACAAGCTCATGGTCGGCGCTCGATGGGTCGTTGCCCGTCAGGACGACGGGCACTGTGACGGCTACTACGCTGCCGCCGGCGCGTCGTATCTCGCACGCACCATGCCCGTGACCAGCACTCCTACGGGAATCGTGCTTCCGTCGCACATTTCCTAGAATTTGCATTACCTTGCAATTTTATCCGTTTTCGTGATCTCGTGCGTATCGTTCTCGGCGTGGGCATCCTTGGCGACTGGTTCGGGTGGATGGGTAGGGCTCCTGGAGCGTCAGACGACGCGCCGGAGCCCTCCATCCGTTTCTCTACCGACATCCCGACGCCGATTGACTCCGCGATCGCCGCAACGCAGCGGCCGGAATACCAGTTCGAGCAGCCTGTCACGAAGCGCATGGCCCTTTCCGCAGACGTCGTTCTGCGCGGCCGGAACCTTCTCTGCTCGTTCTCGACGCTCCCCATGCACGTACGGGATGGCAAAGGGAAGCGCGTCGAGAACAACCTGCTGAAGCAAATCGACCCGAACACACCGAACGTCGTGACGATGGCCGGAACGGTCGAGGACCTCGTTTTCGAGGGTTACGCCTGGTGGCGTTGTACTGCGTGGGACTCGGCCGGGTTCCCCACGTCGGCCGAGAAGCTCGACGCGAACACCGTCACCATGAACCCCCCGAGCGACCACGCGAAGGGTCTTCGTACGCTGCCCTCGGAGCAGAAGCTCCCCGTCGGTACGGTGTACGTCGAGGGTGTTCCGACGCCCGTGCGCGACTCCCTCGGCCGCCCGGTGCTGATCCGGTTCGACTCACCGAACCCCGGCGTGCTTCGTGCCGCCGCGCGCTCGATCCGGCACCTACTTCTGCTCCAGAACTCGGGAGTCCGGTACGCCGACAACACCCGAGCTCAGGACTACTTCACGCCGGACCCGAACGCTGACCCCCTCAGCAAGACGGACATCGTCGAGTTGCTGGACGCGTGGCACAAGGCACGCAAGACGAACACCACCGGCTACGTGCCCGGTTCGATGGAGTTGAAGCAAGTCGACGTGCTGTCTCCCGTCGAACTCCAGTTGATCGACATCCTGAAGAACGCGATCATCGGCGTGGCGAACGCGATGGGCCTCGACGCCGAGGATCTCAACGTCTCGACGACCTCGCGCACCTACCAGAACGGCGTGGATCGCCGGCAGGACCGGATCAATGACGTGTTCTCGATGTACATGAGCGCGATTACTGACCGGCTCTCGATGAACGACGTGACGCGCCGCGGGCACGCTGTCTCGTTCTTCCTGAACAACTACCTGAAGGCCGATCCGGCAACGCGCTGGGCGTGCCACAAGATCGCTGTCGAGATCGGCGCGATGGATATCGCGGAGGTGCGCGAAGTGGAAGGACTCGATCCGAACCCCGAGTTGGAGCGGCGAGCCAAGGAGCAGCGGACGGCCGCACAGAAGCCGCCTGCGGCGCCGGATGAGCTCGCCCCACGTCGCGCCAAGGTCGCAGCGACGGCGCCCGTCAGCGCGGCGTTCAGCCGGGTCAACGGCATGGAGACGGAGACCGACGACGTCACGCTGACGTTCGCGGTCGACGATGATGACGCTGAGCTCTTCAGTGCCGACCTGGACAAGCGCACGATCACCGGGCTCATGGTGCCTTGGGGCAAGGTCAACTCCGGCACCTTCGCGAAGTGGCGCTTCGGCAAGGACTCGCTGAAGTGGACCGACACCACGCGCATCAAGCTGAACCTCGACCACGACCGGCGCAACGCCGTCGGCTATGCCCAGAAGGTGTGGTCAACGTCGCGCGGGCTGATGGGTACGTTCAAGATCGGCCGCGGCGACGAGGGTGACAAGGCGCTGATCAACGCCGAGGACAAGGTGAAGGACGGGTTCTCGATCGAGGTCTCGTTCCCCGCCGGCGCCGAGTCGTGGTCGATCACCGAAGCCGGAGACGACTTCGTGCGCGACGTCCACAATGGACAACTGACTGGGTGTGCGCTTACCGCGGCACCGTCGTTCGACGATGCGCGGCTGACGTCCGTGCGCGCTTCACGAAACGAAAGGACTGGGCCGATGGCCGACGAGGACAAGAACAAAGGCGGGGGCGTCGGCACGCTCGAACTGAGCGAGACGGCAGCCGCGGCCTTCAGCACCGCTGTGACGGCGGGAGTGACCGCTGCGACGGAGGCGATGGGCGCTCAGTTCGAGGCTTTCCAGGAGTCCCTGAAGGACCTGATCGAGGCCCAGCAGCGCCCGGAGGCCGTCGATCCGGCGACCGGCAAGCGCGTCGCTCAGTTCGAGGTGAAGGAAGCCCCCTGCTACCGGTTCGACGGCATCCGGGGCGACCACGACTTCAGCTCCGACCTGGTCGCCGCGCACAAGAACAAGGACTACGAAGCGCTGAACCGCGCGCAGAAGTTCCTCGGCGAGTACTTCTCCGACCGGGAGTACAACCGCCGGGTCGCGGAGTTCGCCGTCACCACGTCGAACGTCGCGTCGATCAACCCGAGCATCAACCGGCCGGACATGTACGTGGATCAGCTCCAGTACCCCACGCCGATCTGGGACGCGATCAAGAAGGGCTCGATCGCCGATAACACGCCGTTCGTCCTGCCGAAGTTCAACACGAGCTCCGGTCTGGTCGGCGACCACGTTCAGGGTACCGAGCCGACGCCGGGTGCGCTGACCACCACGTCGCAGACGATCACCCCCTCGGCGGTCTCCGGCAAGGTCGAGATCACGCGCGAGGCGTGGGACCAGGGCGGTAACCCGCAGCTCTCCACGATCCTGTGGCGTCAGATGGTCCGGGCGTGGGATGAGGCCCTGGAGCAGGGCGCCGCGTCGCTCCTCGAAGGCCTCACGGTCGCCACGATCACGCTGACCGACGGCGCGGAGGACGACGTCCTGGTGGACGAGGTCACGGGCGCGATCGTGGATCTTCACTTCATCCGAGGTGGCTTCCGTTTCCAGGACTTCTTCCTGGAGAAGGGTCTCTACAAGAAGCTGTCGCAGGCGAAGGACGCCGACGGGCGCAAGCTCCTGCCGATCCTCGGCCCGCAGAACGCCGACGGCTCGGCCGGTCCGCTCATGGCCTCGCTGAATGTCGCCGGTTTGGCCGGTCGTCCGGCGTGGGCGCTGCCCTACACGACGAACGTCGAGTCGGACTCCTACATCTTCAACCGGGAGGACGTCCACGGCTGGGCTTCGGCTCCGCAGCGTCTCGACTTCGAGTACCGCGTTGCGTTCGTCGACATCGCGATCTGGGGCTACAAGGCCTTCGCGTGCACGCGCACCGACGGCGTTCGCAAGTTCGCGTACGACGACAACGCCGGCGCGTAAGGGGAGTTGATCCGAAATGACTGACGCACTGTCCACTCAGAACAAGCCGCTGAGCCGTCCTCCGGTGAGCGGTCCGGGCTCCGACAAGGAAGCGTGGCGCGCCTTCGCCGCGCAGGAGACGGGCCGCTCGATCGAAGGCGACCTGGAGCACATCAAGGACCGACACGAGCTGATCGCGATCGTCGATCAGGCCGTCGAGAAGCCGGAGGTTCGCAAGGCGCCGGAGGGTGTCGATGTGCTCGGCGCCGTCGAGGACGATGAGGGGCGCGAGCGCGCACCCCGAGCCGAAGGCCCCGGCGGCCCGCAGTGGGTCGTACCGGTCGAGGGCGGTTACGTGCCGGAGGATGAGCTCATTCGGGCGGAACGCCAGCGGGAGCGCGACGAGGTTGCCCGCCGGCACGAACAGGCCGTCGAGCAGTTGAAGCAGCGAGGCTGAGCCATGCCGGGGTGGGTGACGCTCGACGAGTTCGTCAACGAGCTGAACGAAGACGCAACCGATGCTGAGGACCTCAGCGAAGCGGAGCGTCTTCGTCTGGAGCGTGTCTTTGACGCGGCCGTCGAGTTCGTCGAGCGCATCCACTCCGGCCGGTTCAACTTCACCGGTCAGCCCTCGACGCTGCCCTTGCCGAACTTCAACCTGAAGCTCGGGACGGTCATGCTCGCGAAGCGCTGGCACACTCGCCGACGCTCACCGCAGATGCTCGTGGCCGCGGCAGAGATGGGAAGCGCGCGGGTGCCGTCCTTCGACCCCGACATCGATCGGCTGTTGCGCCTCGGTAAGCATGCGATTCCGGAAGTGGGGTGACCGATCATGATGGAAGACGCCTTCACCACGGCGGAGCGAATCCGTGACGCCGTCCGGACGGTCGAGTTGCCCGACGGGACCGGGGAGAGGCTGAAGGTCTACGACGACCCGAAGGCCGAAGTGCATCCGCCCTGCGCGATCGTCGGCCTGCCGGAGTTGCAGCTCGAAGGCATCAGCTCGGAGCCGACGGCGGCGCGCTTTCCCGTGGCCATCATGGTGTCCGACAACAAGGCCTCGGCGAACAAGCTGCTGAAGCTCGTGCCGCTGGTCGCAACGGCAATCCGGGAACTCGTCGAGGACGCGGAAATCCCCGGTGACATCTTCCCCGCGATCATCGAGATCGGCGGAACGCAGCTCCCTGGTTACATGATCCTCGTCGAGGTCTGACCGTCTACTTAGGAGAGACACCATGTCGTCCCCTCTGCACCACCGTAAGATCAAGACCATCGTTCTCGACATCGGCGGCACGACCTACCAGTGCCAGATCGAGAACTTCAACTTCATCAACAACACGCCGGACGGCGAGAAGATCTACTCCATGTGCCCCAACGGAGTGGACCTCGAAGAGACCGACGAGGACTGGGCGCTGTCCCTGCGCTGGTTCGCCGACTGGCGAGTCGGCGGCCTGTCGGACTTCCTCATGACCAACGACGGCGAGAACGCCGCGGTCACGCTGGAGCACCACCCCGACATCCCGGAGGAGCACACCATCTGGGAAGGCGTCATGCGCATCAAGGCACCGAACGCCGGCGGCGACGTCAAGGTGACCGAGCGTCAGGAGCAGACTTTCCAGCTCTTGGAGAAGCCGACCTACACCCGTCCGTAGTCCGTCCTCTTAGGACGATCACCTGAAAGGATCGGATCATGGCACGTGGAACCCCGGCAACCCAGGTCGCCGACGCCCGTACGGGTCTGGTCGTCGCGCTCACCGCGGCACCGGCCGACGGCGACATCGTCACCTCCGACGCGACGCACCTCGTCGTGGAGAACGGCTCCGGCGGGTCGATCAACGTCACGCTGGTCAACCCGAAGACGCTGTACGGCGACGACGTTGCCGACAGGGTCATCGCCGTTGCGGCTGGCGCGACGCGGCACATCCCGCTTCCGTCCAGCTTCCGGCAGGACCTCGGTACCGAGGACGTCGGCGTCGATGTCGGCGGCAAGGTTCTGGTCAACTACTCGGCGGTGACCTCGGTCACCCGTGGAACGGCGAGGCTCTGAGCATGAAGATCCGTTTGACTGTTACGTTCGACCAGCAGGCACCGACCAACGCAGGCGAGAAGTTCGAGCTCACGTGCACTGCGCGCGACATCCTCGCGTGGGAGAAGGCCGGTCCGGGGCGTGCCGCGGCCCAGGTCATCAATCTGGCGGGTTTCCGTCTCGACGACCTGTACTCCTTGTCCTTCGCGACCATGCGTCGTCAAGGTCTGTGGGGAGGCAAGGAGACCGAGCTCCGGGAGTGGGCGGAAGTCGATCTCGGTCATGCATCGGTGTCCAAAGAGGACGAGGAGCGTGAAGCCGAGGAGCCGGACCCGGAGGATCTCCCTACCCCGTCGGGTCACTCCAGCGGAGGGTGATCGAGCTAGCTCTGCGCACAGGGCAACCGATCAGCGAGGTTGAGGCCGCGGGTCCGAACGGCTGGGCTACGCTGATCGATCTACTGTCCAAAAAGGACAATATCTAGGGAGGCGATCCGGATGGGCGACAGGCGAACGCTGACCATCACCATCCGGATCTCCGGCCTTCGGGAGACGGTCCGCGCGTTCAAGAAGTGGCCGGACGACGCGATCACCGAGATTCGCGCCGCGGGCTTCAGCATCGCGGGCTACGTCGCGACGAAGATCCGAGCATCGGCACGGCTGAACGCACAGTCGGCGCTCATCGCTCCGACGGTCCGCGCGCAGAAGGACCGGCTCCCCGTCATCGTCGCCGGCGGCGCTCGGCGCGTCGGCCGGAACCGGGTACCTGCGTACAAGGTCCTCTTCGGCGCGGAGTTCGGCGCCGTCACGCTCGCGCAGTTCCGCGCCTTCAACTCGGGGGGCTACTTCTTCTTCGTCACTGTGGATGCAGAGAGTGAGTACATTCAGCGCGAATACCTCGCCGCGGTGGATGAGATCAACCGGAAGTGGGCGCTCTGATGGCGATGAAGTCGACGACGGAGCGCACCGTCAAGACGAAGTTCGACGGCGACGCCTCCGACGGAATTCGGGCTACCCGCGCGATGGAGCGCGAGCTTAAGCGCCTGGAGCGCGAGCACGCGAAGGCACAGGCCTCATTCGCTGCCTCGACCACGCGCGCGGCCGACAAGGTCGTCTCGTCCTTCAGCACCGTCACGAAGGGCATTCTCGCCATCGGCTCGGCGGCCGGGAGCGCTCAGGGGCTCATCGGCGCCTCGGCCGCGGTAGCCACTCTGGCGGGCACGGCGCTCGCGTTACCGGGCATCCTGGCAGGGGGCGCGGCTGCTGGTGGCGTCTTCGCACTGGCGATGTCGGGCATCGGCGACGCGATCGCCGCCGAGGACCTCGAAGAGTTCAACAAGGTCACGAAGGAGATGGCGCCGAACGCCGTCAAGCTCGCGCAGGCTGTTCGCGATCAGGGCGGCCGGTTCACGGAGCTGAAGAAGATCGTTCAGAGCAACTTCTTCGAGGGTTTCGACAAGGACATTCGCCAGCTCGCCGACAAGTACTTCCCGATCCTGAACAAGCAAAGCGGTGCGATCGCCGGCGAGTTGAACAAGATGGGCCGGGAGGCCACGAAGGCACTCCTCGACCCGAAGGCCGTCGGCCGTGTCAACTCCGTCCTCGGGGACACGCGCGATGGACTCAAGGAGATGAGGCCCGCGCTCGGCAACGTGCTGACGGGGCTCCTCGGTCTCAGCTCCATCGGCTCGACGAAGCTGCCTGCCCTCGGCCGCGCGGTCAGCAACGTGACGCAGCGGTTCGAGGACTGGGTTGAGGCAGGGATCAAGTCCGGCCGTATCAACGAGATGATCGACAACGGGATTGAGTCGGCGAAGAAGTTCGGCACGGCCTTCGGCAACCTGGGGGCCAGCGCCGCTCAGGTGTGGCGGATTCTCGGCGAAGGCGAGGACTCCTTTTTGGACGGTCTCGTCGACACGACGCAGGCTCTCGAAGACTTCCTGGAGTCGGCCGAAGGTCAGAAGGTCATCGAGACCTTGGCGAGCGCACTCCAGACAACGGCCGATGTGGCGCGCAACGTCTTCACGACGGCCATGCGCGAGCTCGGCCCCATCGTCACGGAGATCGGTCCGGCCTTTGAAGAGGTCGCGCGATCCGTCGGTGACTTCCTCGTTGACGCGCTGGAGATCGTAGGCCCGATGCTCCAGGACACCGCGCGGTTCCTGAGCGAGAACAAGGAAACCCTAGGCGACCTCGTGCCGTTGCTCCTCGGCGCCGCGGTGGCGTACAAGGGTTTGAACGTGGCGAAGGACGCCGCCGGTTGGATCAGCGGCCTGAGCGCGGCATTCGACACCAACTCGAAGAAGGCGAAGGACCTCGAAGGCGCCGTCGGCAAGGGTGGGAAGAGCGGCGGCACAGGGCTCGTCGGCAGTCTGGCCGGAATCGCGGCGATCGTCGGTGGTGGTGTCGCCATTGACATCATCAACGACAGCGAGATCGCCAAGACGCACGACTTCAAGATCACGCTCGATGGTGTCCTGGGTGCCCTCGGGAAGATCGCCGAGTTCGGGGCCCTGGGCCTGATCACGAAGTACAACGATGCCGTCGTCGGCGGCCTGGGCAAGGTCATCGAAGGCGCCCAGCAGGGTGAGATCATCTTGACGATCTCCTCCGACATCTCGCAGGCAGAGCGGAACCTCGAAGACCTGAAGGACCAGGTTCGTCGTTCCGAGGAGTACGTCACGATCAACGGCAACCGGCGCACGGCGGATCAGGCGTTGTCCGACGTCATTGCCGCGATCGACGCTGGCGAGGGCACGGTTGAGGTCAACGGCAACACGATCAACTCACAGCGCGCGCTCGAAGACCTCATCGGCCTGGTCAACCGGAGCTCTGGCACGGTGATCGTGGATGGTAACCCGGTACCTGCCGGTCAGGTGCTCTTCGGGCTGCTGACTCGCGTTTCCGGATCGCGTGCCACGATGAGCGTCGATGCCGATGCCTCGGCCGCGCAGGGCGTCGTGAACCGCTTCATCACCATGAACAACGGCAGGCAGATCGACATCTTCGTCAACGCGCACGGGGACGCAGGCGGTATCGCATCGGCCGGTCGGCTCGCGTCCGGCGGGCGCCCGTTCTTCAACGGGCGGGTCCGCGGCCCCGGCACGCGGACCTCCGACACGGCAGGGCTCTTCGCGCTGTCCGACGAGGAGCACGTCTGGTCGGCCGCTGACGTCGCCGGAGCAGGCGGCCATGGTGCGATGTACCGGCTTCGCGCTCTGGCCCGTCAGGGGCTTCTGAGGGGCTTCTCTGATGGCGGCACACCGGCCTACCTCACGACGTCCATCTCGGCGCCGAACGTGGCGCCTCGGGTCAGCGTGGCCGCGCCGAACACCAGCGTTGCCGTGTACATCGACGGGCAGAAGTTCGAGGGCATCGTGAAGGCGGCCATCGACAACGACCGGCGCGAGCAGAAGCGCAGGGCGCGTAGCGGAGGGGGAGCCCTGTGACCATCGGTGTGGTGTACGCGAGTGATCTCTCGCGCGTCCGGATCTCGTGCTCAGCGGCGCCGGCACTTGCCGACTACGCGACCATCGAGCGCTCGGTAGACCAGATTACGTGGGTGACGGTACGTGGTGGCGCGGCCGTGCCGCTGGTGTCCGGAGCCTGCCAGCTCGACGACTACGAGTTCGTGCCCGGCCAGATCAACTACTTCCGGGCCCGGTACGTCGACACAGCGGACCCGAGCGCGATCAGCACCGGCACCGTGTCGACGGCGAACAACGCATCGGTGACGCCCGGTCTTCCAGCGGGCATCGCCGATGGTGACGTGCTCGTCCTGCTCGCCGCGATCCGGAACACCGCGGGCAGCGTCAACACCCCGACGGGCTGGACCCTGTGGGCTGACGGCGGGAATGTCCGTGTGTTCGTGCGGGTCTACGCGACTGGCCAGACGGCACCGACGGTGACGTTCTCCGGCGGCGTGGCGAACGCCGACACTTCGGCGCGCATCATCGCCGTCCGGAACTCCGACTACTCGATCAGCGCTCTGTTTCAGGCCAATGCCGCAGCACAGAACGTCGCCTACCCTGCGATGGCCTCGGCCCCGTTGTCCCCCAACCTGTTTCTCTATCTCGGGTGGAAACAGAGCACCACGATTACAGCGATCCACGCGGACTGGGCCACGTCGTTCATGAGCCCGACGACCACCGGCGACGATCAGACGATCTTCGTATTGGCTCGCGTCTCCAGCGTTGGCGTCACGGCGTCGAGTGTGACGATGACCGGCGGTGCCTCGGCCTTGTCCGAAGGTGCGATGCTGCGCTTCACGCGCCGCCCGTACATCTCGCAGGAGACAGCGACCGTCACTCCGACGATCACGGCCGTGTGGATGAAGAACATCCAGCAGCCGTTTCTGAACCGCACGGTGACGGTCGTCGGCCCGTTGAGCCCTCGCGTGCAGCCGTCGCGCTCGGGGTCCTTCGTCGTCGCCGGACGACGGAACTCCTTTGCTGTGACCGAGTTGCGCGGAGGCAACAGCTACACGCTCACCCTCAAGACGGAGACCGACTCGGCGCGCGAAGACCTCGAAGCCGTGCTGGCATCGGGCGGTGTCGTGCTGCTCCAGCTCCCGCACGACTGCAAGACCATCCCCGGTGGCTACTACTTGATCAGCGATGTGACGATCCGGCCTCCGGAGGCCACCTTCGGCACGCGCCGGTACTTCGATCTGGAGCTCGAAGAGACTTCGGCCCCGAGCTCCGTCCTCGTCGGCAACACCGTGACGTGGCAGGGCATCATCAACACCTACGCCACGTGGTCGGCGCTCATGGCGGCCAATCCCACGTGGGGCGACGTGATGAACCGCATCGGCACGCCGTCCGATGTGGTGGTGTCCTGATGCGGCCCGTCAGCGCCACGTGGAACGGCGCGATCGTCCACCCGCACCGGATGGTCTCGCGCGCACG